CTCATTCTTAATAAAGGACACTACTTTGAAAACATCGGGGGGGATTCCCGTGCGGCGAATGTTAACGAGCGCTGCTCTGTAGGTAGCTTTCTTGTGCGACGGGGAACTCTCAACAAATTGTTGATGAGACATCCGAAACACTGGATCGACTACCTTCAGAACTTCACGTCTGAAATCTGACATCCGCGCATGGAAGACATGTGGAATTGGTTGGGGGGGAGCAATGAACAAACTCCCACCCGGTACCGGATTCTTCACCCGGTACAACCTCTCATACAAAGCTCTAACAGCATTAATGTATGAGTTGTTGTGTACTATGTATCTTACATCGTCGCGACCTAATCCGGCCAAATGTACAAAGCGACGAACTTCTCTCTCCCTGCCATTTCCCACACCGTCCGTAATTGTCACGCAGCCCCCGAGTTGTGATAACTCTGCGGTGCGGTCAACACGTGTGTTGACCGCCTTACGGACGACGGGGCCCCATCATACTGGCCTAATGTCCGGACCTAATGCGATTGCTCTACCTGTCTCATCATAGATGGTATCAATAAAGCAAACGCTAACACAAGCCTCAAAAATCTCCGCACGCAACGAAGGGGAATTCGTTGTAGTGGCGTGCGTGTTGAGGGCATTGATAACGGCCCGTTCCACAACGGCGCGATTGAGAGGATTGTCCTCACGCACCGAAGTAGGAGTCACTCGAGTAAACACGAGTGCACGGATTGCGAATATGGTGTCCCTGCGAGCCAACAGCCGCTGATCAGTTCTGCGGCGGCCGTTGCCCCTGCTGTAGCGGGCTCGGACCCGAAAGGCCCACGACTGGCAAATTCCATGCTTCAGTAGGAATTCCAACAGTCGCGTACGCCAATCAGTGTCTGGTGGGATTTGGTCGAATGCTTCGGTGATGTATTCAGGAAGTGCCACGCCGGCGCTGTAAACATCAACGTGCTCTGAAACCGCTCGCCACACTTCATATGTGGTTGGTGAAGCAGTATAACACTTATGCATCCAGAAGGAAATATACATTAGTATACACACGCCCGTTAAATATGCTGAGAAGTAAAGCTGCAACATATCATCGCGGTCGTCCGACTCATCGGTGGTGTTCCCGTGAGTCGTGTTGTGGTGGGTGTCCACAACAGTAGTATTTACAAGGTATAGAAAAAGATCGTTATCTACACCGTAGCCCTTGCCATGTCTGGCTACCCATTGGCGTGCCCCGTCGACGTTCTCTCTTGCCGACTGAATGCTTGCATTGTACCAAGGCGCCCAATGAAGCGAAAAATGATCGCTGTATTGTGCTACCCATTGACGTGCTGTGTCGACGCTTTCCTTTGCCGACCGTGCACGTTGCGCATGCTGCCAGGGTCCCCAGACATCTGGGAGGGGCACCTCCCCGGGAGGTGTTACAACTGGGTTACCCATTCCCAGAGGTGGGGGAGATTCTAAGTGTCCCCCGACACTGAAGGAGAGGAAGGTGCGTATCGCGGCCAAGCAACACACAACGACTCCTCCCGTCACCCAATATCTTCGACCATAACGATTCATGGTTGGGTGGGCAAACTGAGATTTCTCAGCCAAGATGCAC